TCAGCGCGCCGTTCGTGATGACGCTGAGCTGCTCCGTGGCGCCAACCGCGAGATGGAGAACGCCTTCGAGATCCTCCCAAGCGTGCATCGCCGTGACGGTCGAATCGATCGCGCTCGGATAGAAGCGCGTCCAGCCGCCGAGTTTCTGTGGGAGGCCGCTTGGTGCGAAACGCACCAGATTGCCCGATTGGATACGCGCTTGGTTGAGCGTCGGCGTCTGCTCGGCGAAGAACCCCGGGACGAGTTTGACAGTCTCCATCGGCATGGGGCGCTACGTCCTTGCCGGGTTGAATTGGTTGGGAAGCTGCGCAGTCCAGCCTGTTGCGTAATACTTCCGCATCGCGTCTTCGGTGGCCGCGCTGTCTCGCAACGTCGTGTACTGCATTTCCCAGGAAATCGCCATCTTGGGGTCGTCTGCCTGCGCCCCGAAATTCATTTTGAACGCCGACATTTGGATCATGCTGGCGGCGAGCATCAGATCAGGAAGATAGAGCGAAATCCAGTTCGTCGGATTGCCTGCCGAGATCGGCGTCGGACGCACGGTGCCGATGATCTCCAAGTTGTAGACCGCGTCGGGATAGGGACCGACCTGAATGCTCTGGTCCGTGACCATCGCAAAATATTCCGGCGGTCCCGTCACCGCGCCGGTCTGCGTCGGGCCGGTTCCGTAGACTTGGTTCATGAACGCCCGGCTCTGGGTCGTCAGCGGGATGCGCGCCGCCAAGTCAGGGTTCGTCACGCCGGCCGGCGTCAGCAGATTGATGTCCTGAAGGGTGTTGAACACAGGGCTCAGCGTCGCGAGATTGACGACGCGCGAAGTCGTCGAGGTCTGGAGCGACGAATTCGACGCTATCGTGTTCAGCAGATTGAGTTCGCGCGTGATCCGATCCGTCGCGTAGTCGATGCACGAAGGCAGGTTCGACACGAAATTCGGGTCCAACGGGTCGTACTGCGAGAGCAGCGCAAGTTCGGTGACGAAGGTGCTGTAGGTCAGGCTCATTCCGCGCCCTCGACGTGCCTATAGGACGCAGACGCGGCGCCGCTCGTCGGCGTCACACCCACCGTCGCCAAATCGTTGACGGGGAAGATGTAGGGAACCGGCCCTAGATAGTCGCACGTCGTCCCCGCAGCCGGGATTGTGCAGGCGATCGGCGTCGCGGTCACATTGTCATAGAGAGTCACGTTGCTGCTGTGGGCCGTCCCCGGCGCCGCGCTGGCGGTGACGTGCATCTTGATCACCGTGTCGTAGGACGAATTGATCTGCTGCATGTTGGCCGTCGTCGTGTCGGAACCGACCCCTTCGCCCATGAACGTAGTCGTTCCGGCCGACAAGGTCGTTCCGCCAGAAGACCCCTGCATGAACGTCTTGCAGAACTTGGTCAGCGCGCCGAAGTTGCCGACCGGCCAGAAACCGAGCAGCGTCGAGAATTGCCCGCAGCCAAGCGACACTGCGCTGGCCGAGAGATCGGAACTCAGATAGATGTCGGCCGCCGAATTTCCTCCGCGCATGCCGGGCAGGATGACGTTGGAGACGAGTTGGTTGGACTGCGTCGTCGAAGTCCAATTCGTGAAGACCGCGTTGACGCCATTCCGTGTGAACGAGAACCAGGGATCGGCGCCGAACGCGAGCAAGTTGCAGCCTGCGCAAACGAAGCCGTAATCCCGCAGGTTGTCCGCCGTCACGGCGGAGTCGAACACGAGGTTGTTGCCGTAGTTGGCCGCTTCGACCCAGAAACCGATCTCGGCGTTGCCGACCGTAATGCCGCCCATATTAACGCCGCCAACCGCGCCGGAGGGGTAATCGGACGTCGTCGTGTAGACGCCTGTAGCGCCGTAGGCGGAACCCCCGTGCGTCGTGCCGGCGACCCAGAACTGGCCGAGCGTGGAGACCTGGTAATTGACCTCAGCCACGAGACCGAACAGCGTGAAATTGTTGCAGCGGTTCCCGGTATTGACGTTGTTCGGCGCGGGATTGCTCACGGGCTGCGTCGAGTAAAAGCCGTAGCAGGTGGTCCCTTCGAGAACAGTGTTATTGCGGAAGACGCCGTAGCCGCCCTGATCCGAGACGAACTCGCCGTAGGCCCCTTCGACGGTGGCGCCGATCGCCGCGCCGTTCGACGTTCCGTTGTTGTAGGTGAGATTGGCGGTTGCGCCGTAGCAGGTCGGGTTGTTGACGCTCGGGATCAGCGCGACCGGGTTGCTCGGCTCTGTCTGGTAAAAGCCGCGCGCCTGGATGCTGAGGCCACCGCTCTGAATGACGCCGCCCGAGACGGACGTCACGCTGAACGTCGCCGGCAGAACGCCGGAGCCGCCATAGGCGATCATAGCGCTCGGGTTCGCGCCGGCCTGGAGGCAGCCCGCGCCACCCGACACGACCGTCACGCCCGTCACCGAATTCGGGATCGGATCGGTGATGATCAGGTTGCTGCCGGAAACGCAGTTGGACAAGACCGTCTTGGTCGGGAAGTAGGCCCCGCTGGCGAGAAGCACCTGGATCGGCATGTCGCAGCCGAAGCCGGTCGTGCTGGTGACGGGGAGCGTGTAGGCGCCCGCGGCGACGGCCGAGGTGAGCGTGGCCGTGGCGCGATTGGCGTAGGATGCGTCTTGAACGAGGCAATTTTCGACCCGCGCCAGCGCGCCGAGCGTCTTGACCGCCCACAGCGCGGATGTGTTGGGGGTCGTCACCACCAGGGTCGAATTGTTGCAGTCCAACGAATCCTGCGACGTCAGCGTGAGGCCGGTCACGACGCACGAAACGCGAGATGGCAGGATCAACCGAATACCGTCCGCAATCGCCGCCGTGAACGCCGCTGTGTCGTTCGTCACACCGTCGCATTTGGCGCCGAAAACCTTGGCGCTGACGCCGACCGCGGGCTGCACCAGCACCCACGAGCCGCTCGTCACCGTGGAATTGATGCAGCCGAGCCCGTCGTTCGTCAGGCCTTGCAACGCGCAGGACAGAAGCGTGTAAGCGTAGCTGGCGCCGCCGCCATCGCTCGCATTCGCGAAGCCGAGCGTTTGGACGCTCGTGGTCAAGAGCGGCGAAACCGTGGAGACGGCACCGTTGTTGCTGACCGCCGAGACGGCGCCGCCGATAGGCGTGTAGAGGTTGAAGGTCTGATTGATGGCCGACAGGATGTTGTATATCGTCTGTCCGGTGACTTTTCCGAGACCATTCGTCCACGGCACAGCGTTGATCTGGTTCTGGTTCTGCGCAGGTGTCTGGTAGAATTGCGCCGAGGCCGGCGCGATCGAGAGCGCCAAGGTCCAAAAGAGCGTGATCAGAAAGCGCATCGGCTACACCGGAAACGTTGCCGCAAGGGCGAACAGCGCCGCCAATTGCGTGTCGCTCAAGCCGAGCGTCGGCTGGACGAAACCTGTGATAAAGGGGTCGGCCTGGGTGACGATATAGGCGTGGTTGTAGGCGATGTTGTAGGGGTTAGTGATGTCGGAAGGGAGCGCGTCGAAGACCGTGACCAAACTGGCCTGGTAGGCGAGCGCCGCGATCAACTGCCGCATCGAGACGAAGCCGGCGCTCGGCGTCTTGTAGACAGCGTTCATGAAAGCGGCGATCTGAGCTGGTGTCGTCGTGACGCCGGTGTAGGGCGTGACCCCGGTCGGACCTTGACCATAGAGGCCGGTGTTCGTGACTTGCTGATAGGCATAGATCAGCTCGCCGCCGGCCAAGGCGAGCGCCGCAGGGGTCTTGTCGTAGGTGATGCCTGCCATCAGAGCGAAGTCCCGAAGTCGTTATTGAAATCGGCGTTGAAATCCGAGCCGCTTGTACCAGAAGGATTGTTCGGCATCAAAAGCACCGTGGCGCCGTCGGGCGCGAGAAGCTGCGGCCCGTCACCGTCAGGCCCGACGTTCTCGTTGCCGGGGCCAAAGTCGTTGTTGAAGTCGGCGTTGAAATCGCTGCCGAAGCTCGCGGGGAACGGGACGCTCGGCGCGCACAGGATGTTGGACTCCTGATAGCTGAAGCCGCTGATCGTGAAGGGCTCCGGCCGCGCATTGAAAATCGGGACCGGGTCTGGCCCGAGGATCTTGGCGCCGAGTTGCCGCTGTGGGACGTCGTAACAACGGTCACAGACCAGCACGCGAAGGTTCTGGAGCCGCAAGCCGGCCCAATCGAACTGCCATCTAAGCTTGTAGTGGTTGGTCGGAATGCCGCAGCGGTCGCAGACCCCTGCCGCGCGGGGGCTCCTTGCGCTTACCTGAACCCGCGCATGTGGTCTCCAGGCCATGTCACCGCCAGTATGACTCGGTGGTCGGCTGAACAAAAAACGGAACGTTTTCAGTCAGTTGCGAGAACATGACATTCATCGCCTTCGTCGCGGCGCCCTCGTAGTCGATCCGGCTGCCGTCCGGTCTGGCCTTCGGCGGATAGATCACGCTGAGACGGTGCGCAAGCCCGGCCACGTAGGCGTCGAGCGCGAGATAGGGCACCTGCGGCTGACCCGCGTTGCCAGGGAGTGCGTCCTGGATCTGCGTGAAGCAGAAATAGGACGCGGTGATCGTGCCGTAGGGAACCTGCCAGAGCGTCACCGTCTGCGCGCCGATCTGGCGATTGAACCAGAAGCTCGTCACGTCGCCCTGCTGCGACTTGTCCGGCATCGAGGCGTATTCGGTGCGACTCAACGGCGTGATGATGCGATCCGACGTCGACCCGTCGCCGTTCGGGACCTGGACGTACATATCAGTGATCATCACGACGTTCGACGGGATGCTGTAGACCGCCTGCCCCGGGACGAACGTGATCGTGTTGACCGACACCGTCCACAGGAGGGGGCCGAGGTCGGCCCACGAGACCTGCAGAAGATTGAGTTCCATCTTCGCATCAGCGAAGTGTTCGGTGACGATCTCGGACCTGTGGATGCCGACGCGCCGGAACGCCGCGATGACCAGTTCGCCAACCGCGGGTGCGAAATTGTAGGTTCCGCTGGCCGTGCCGACGGCGGCCATATCAGGTCGTCGCTGCGAGGTGCTGCGTCGCGGTCATGCGGACGTAGCCGGGATTCGTGTTCGAGTTCATCAACACGCGGGCGTAGACCGGCGTCTGCGCCATGCCGTAGGAGGCCGAGACGGTCTGGCTCGTCAGATCCGCGTAATTCGAATCCCAGGTCACGGCGGAACGGGCGATCGGGTTGCCGTAGGAATTCGGATCGTCATTCGTCGTCTGCACGGTGTAGTTGACCGTGCCGGACACGACGGCTTGGAACGCTGTCGTCCCCATTGCGAACGTGTCGAAGTTGATCCACGGCGAGGAGGCCACGCCGTTCGTGCCGACCGTCACCGTCGAGGCCGTGGCGCCGGAAGCGACGATTTTCGTCACCGCGAGATAGTCGAGCACCGAATAGACCGGATTGCCGCTGGAGCCGCCGGTCAGCACTTCGCTGATCTCGGTCCCGGCCCAATCCAGGCCTGTGATCGTGAAGGTGATGCCCGTGTCGGTGCCGCCGGAAGTGATCAAAATGCGGCGCGCCGTGTCGAGCAGCGCCAGGCCGCATGTGCCGACCGTGACGGTCGAAGCCGTGTTCGCCGATGGCGTGATGCTGAAGACGATCAGATAGTCGTACTGCGTCGAGGAGATGCCGGCGTTCGTGCCGTTGACCGTCTCGGTGTACATGCCGCCGTAGCCGATGCGGCCGGCGCGGATGCCGACGATCTTCCAGGTGAGCGCGCTGTCGTTGCCGGCCGACGTGACGTAGATCGGCTGCCCCTGATCGGGCTCGAAGATGCTCGTCGTGCGGCTGAGCGTCATATTGAGATTCGGGTTCTGCAGATAGGCGACATTCGCCAAGCTGAGATTCATCGTCGGCGCCGAATATTGCGGGCGGCACAGCGCGCCGTTCATCGTCAGCGCTGTGTTCGCGGTTCCGCTCTGCGACAGACAGACGTTGTTCGCGACCGTGTTGAGCGTCAGCGTTCCCGTCAACGCCAGCGCGCCGGCGCCGACCGGGGACTGCGACACGGCGATGTTGTTGGCGCTGGCGGCGACGAGCGGCCCTACCTGTGTCACCCTCGGTTGCATGTCAGACAGGACCCCCGTGGCAGCGCTTCCGCAAATGCTCCAGCGTGGCGGCGAGCCGCGCCTGTTTGGCGACGTGTGGATTGTCGGCGTGCTCGGCCTTCACGATCTTCGAATGCGGGATGATCTTGTCCTGCTTGACGCCGAGACTGCGGTGAAGGCCGCCCTTGTTCTCGGTGGCCTTGGCGATCCAATTTCCGCTCATTGATCTCTCCTACGATAAGGCCGCGCCGCAGTTGCCCGGGCGCGGCCTATCCGACTGAATGGATCGGGCGAGCAACCCTACGCAGTCAGGATCACATATCGTCCGTGGAATGTCCGTGCGCGCCGCTGACCGTGTGCGCGCTGGAGAACGGCGACTTGTCGGAGCCGACGCGACCGCCGGACTTGCGCTTCGGACGATCCAGCCGCTCCTTCGGCTTCTCGCCGGAGACCTTGCCACCGTCGGCCTTCTTGACCCGCCCGCCCTTCTTGCGCTCGGCGCCTTCGGCTTCCTTCTCGACGTTGTCGTCGGGCGTGTATTTTTCCGTCTTGGCGGAGCCCTTCGATTCTTTCTCGCCGTCCTCGTCGTTGCCGACGCGACCGCCGCGCTTCCGCTCGGTCATTTTCTCATGACGCATCTTGCTCATTGGATGCTCCTTACCAAGCGGTGTACTGCGGGACGCCGTAGAGACCGATCGCCGAATTGATGGCCGGAATGAGCGGCGACTGCGTGACGGAGAAAAGCAGCGTGCCGTTCGAGGACGTCTGAAGCGCGTAGGTGCCGCGGACGTCACCCGTGGTCGCCGTCGCCGTCGTCTTGACCGCGCCGATATACCCGGTCGTCGCTGTGATCAAGGCGTTGTTCATCATCAACGCGACGTCGATGTTGGCGCCGGTCTGGAACTGCTCGGAGCGGATCGGGAAGCCGATGACGTCGTTGGTGCCGACCGAGAAGTTGTAAGTCGCGTCCGTCGCATTCGGCGTGATCGACTTGATGTACTTCCACGCCTTTAGGCCCGCGGTCGTGGTGGCGGTGCCGGGCGTCACGGTGATCTGCTCGGTCATCGGGAAGCCGAAGACGTCCAGGCCGTTGACCGTGAACGTGGTCGTCTGCGCCGAGGCCGAGCTGGCGGTGATCAGAAGCGTGCGCGTACACATCGAAGCCGGGTTCCACAGCCGGATCGTGCCGTCGGAGCCCCACGCCAGCGCCGGCGGCCACGCCGTATAAAGCGCCGTCACCGTGTCGCCGGTCTGCGTCGAGGCCGCGTTGGCGCTCATGACATAGGTGCCGACGCCGCCGACGCCGGTCCCGTAGGACTGGATCGTGGCGCCGCTCGGAATGGCCGTCGAGTGCGTCGAGTCGGTCAAGACCGTGCCGGGCACAAGACCGAACGGGTGGTAGGCGGAGCCCGTGCCGACCGCGGTCACGTTCAGGATGTTCGAGCCGGAAGTGACGTTCGCCGTGACCGACGTCACCAAGGGATCGAGTTCGAGCAGGCTCGTCACCGTGACGCCGGTGTCCTGGCGCGGGATCGAGACGCCGACCGCGAGGCCCGTCGTGGTGGACGAAGCCAGCACCATCGCCGTGCCGTTGGTCGTGTGCTGCGTCCCCGCGATGATCGTGGCGCTCTTGGTGGCCGGCACGACATAGGTGCTCAGGATGCCGGTTGCGTCGCCCTGCCAGCCGTAAACGCCCTCCGAGGGGGCGTTGCCCGGTTGATAGGTGAACTGCGGCCGAGGGTCCAGGATGCCGACGCCCGCGAAGAAGAGCGACTGCCCGATCTGCGAGTTGTAGTCGGCGCCCTGGCCGGCGCCGAACGAGACATAGGGTCCGGTGTTTGCGGTGATCGCCATGAGACTCAGTCCTCTCTAGTTCCTGCTCACGACGTCGGGAATGAGCCCCAAACAGCCCTAAAATCTTGATATGAAAACGAAAAACGCTCGTACGCTTTCACAAGAAGGTTGTCTGTGTAAAAATCGACGAACATATCCATCTCGAACGGAATGCGCTGGAGATAGGTCAGACCCTGCGTGTTGGTCAGCAGAAACCACGCGAAGTTCGACGTCAGGAAGTCGTTGACCATGTGGCCTTCCGGCAGGCCGCCGGCGGTCGACAGAATCGCGTTGACGTCGTTGTCCGCCGTGCCGGGCCGCAGCTCCGTCTTGACGAGGCGGATCGCCACCGGCTCCAAGGTCGGGTTGACCACGAGCTTGCGAGCCCGCGCCTGGATTTTCAGGCCGGCGTTGTCGCGCCAGGTCTGCCGGATCGTCGTCATCGCGCTCAGCAACGACGACTCGTTGAGGTCCGCCGGCACCGACGGGATGTTCGCAATGGTGGCGCCGTCGATCGGATGCGCCGAAGAGAACAGCGCAACGCCGTCGCCGCCGACATTCGCGTCATAGACGGTGCCGAGGTTCAGGATCGAGGCGCCCTGGATCTCCTTGTACTGCGTGAAGGAGAACTGAAGGCCGAGGTTCGAAGGCGTAAACTGCGCCTTGTAGAGATTGTCGTCGATCGCCTTGCGTGTGATCGCGTAGCCAAGAGCGACTTCGATGTGCTCCTGGTTGTAGGTGTAGCGCTGGCCGGCGTTATTGTCGAAGTAGGTCCCGCCGCCTTCGTTCTTGAGCCGCGCAAGCCCCAGGTAGCGCATCGAAGTGACGCGTTCCAGGGCCATGTTGGACTTCCCGACGGCAAAGATCTTGTCGTACTGAAGCGGGATTTCCTTGTACTTCCCTTCGACGGCGCGAAGTCCCGGGAAGAGTTCGTCCTTGATCTGGGCGGTATTGATCGCCATGACTTAAGCCCTTCCTTACGAGATCGACGTCGCGCCGGCCTTAAAGATTTCGAGGTTCCATCCGACGACCACCCAGTTGTAGGCCGTCGTGATGTCCGTCCCGTTCTGCCCGGTCGGCGTCGTGATCAGATCCACGATGATGAAGGGGTAGGTCGAAGTCGTGCCGATCGTCCCCAACGCCATGCCCGAGCGACCGTTGATGGTCGTGCCGGCGGTCGAAGTGTTCACGGTGGCGTTCGAGTTGATGTTGGCGAGCGTGACGGCCGAGGCGGTGCCGGACTGCACGACGAAAAGCGCGTCGGGATTGTCGATCACATAGGCGGTGACGTCGCCGTTGGCGTCGGAGCCGGGCCAATATGGCGACCAGACCTGCCGACCCTGCGAAACGGAAAGGTATTTGCAGCCCATGAACACGCCGGCCGGCGGCACGGTGCCCGCGCTGTACTGGACGATGTAGCCCGTCGCGGTCGACGTGACCGGCATGACGACGTCGCCGGTGAAGATCGCCGTCGCATTGGACGAGGCGATGTAGCGGCGCGAAAGTCGGAAATTCGGCGTGGAACCGCTGAGCGTGCCGTTCGGCGAGAAGCCAAACGGCGAAAGGGTGTTCGCCATAGGAATCACCTGTTAAGGTGGAGTCCCTATCGCGAGCGCCGCAATAGCTTGACCCGGGGTCTGGTGAACCGAAACAGCGCGTTTCGGCGATTTGGCCGACCGAACAGCGCGTTCGGCTAGCCTGGGATTCAATCGTCGCGCGACCGCCGCGAGTCGGCGTAATCCTTGGACACTTTGTTCAGACCGGCCCGCGTGACGCTCGGGTCGTCCCGAGGAGCGGTGTTTGCCGGCGCTTCATAAAGTTTCGCCTCGGAATTCCGAAGCGCTTCCTTGGATTCCTTGATATGAGCATAGTCGGCTTTGTCTGTCAACACCTTGGGAAGCTCCATCAAAACAAGGCCTTTGATGGAAATAGGGCCTGTGTAGCCTTGCGGCATCATCCAAGGGTGTCGGTCGGCCATGACTTCGCGCCAGCCGGCGCGCCGAAGCCCGAGGATATGATAGACGTTCTCCTTGCCGGCGATCGCCGCAGACTTCCACTGATAGGACCAGCCGTCCGGGATGATCGACTTGTCAATATAAAACTCGTCGGGATTGTAATTGTCGTGACCGAGTTCCTCGGTGATCTTGCGCGCGTATTCCTCGGCCTCGCG